GCAACTGTTGATAAAAAAGATATACGAACTAAGGGTGGTAAGTTATTTACATACATAACACCAGCTAGTACATTTAGAGAATTTAAAATTCCTCTTAGTTATGTTAATTCAAATGACGTTAGTCTTATAAATTCTTATTTTATTACAGGCACAGATTTAAGATTTATAGAAGATGACACACATGCAAATAGTTTTTTTAACGTTAGAATTTTAGGTGTTAAAGAACCTTTTGTTGCGTATAATACACCATATTTTAGACAAAAATATTCAGGTGAAGTTACACTACAGACTTATGAATAAAATCATAGGTATGATTTATTTTTTTGTTGGTATTGTATTAATGCTTATTGGAATAGATTATATATTGAGGTAGAATTAGCATATGGCTCACATTTATGATACAGCAAGACAATTTTTTGCAACTGGAAGTATTAACTTAGCAACAGCAACAATTGGAGTTACATTAGTAAACACAACACTTTATACATTCAATGCTGCACATGATAATTTAAACGATATCCCTGTAGCTGCTAGAATAGCAACTAGTTCATTGTCAAATGTTGCAGTATCATCTGGTAGATTAGATGCAGATAATATAGACATACCATCTGTTGCTGTAAACTCAGTAATTAACGGAGTTGTTTTATTTGTTTCTACTGCTAACTCATCTACAAGCACATTATTATTTATTCAATCAGAAGGAGTCGGGTTTCCTGCTATACCTGATGGTGGTACTGTAACTGTTAACTTTGAAGCATCGGACCCATTTATAATGAAAATCTAATGGCAATACAAGGTGGCATAAAAGACTTAGTAAGTTTAGGTTCTGTAAATATATCATCATCTACAGCAGATGTAACATTTGATGG